AACCACACTGGACTATCATTTACTATGTGAATGACTCTGATGGTCCAACATTCTTCTTCAAACAAAGGTACGATGGTACCAAACAAAAATTAGAAATAGAACAGAAAGTTGAACCTAGACAGGGTAGGTTCGTTCTGTTTGATGGATTGCAGTATCACACAAGTAGCAATCCGCAATACAATGATATGAGATGCGTAATCAATTTCAATTACACCTCAAGTTCCTCCGACAACTTAAACAAGAGCTTAGACGTGAACCCAGAGAACCATTGACCCCAGACTTTTATAAGAAGATGCATAAGTTAAAACCAAAAGGTTCAAGACGATACAAAAGGTAGTGTTTGTAACACTTTCTTGCTAAATAGATATGGGTATGCTAACATACCTGTACGTTCGCCCTTCGGGGTGCAAGTAGGTCACGGAACGGAGCGTTCATCCTATGTATCCCATACTACTCAGTCTAATAGCTATCGGTGCACCACTTGATTGTGATCACACTGCTGAACTATTAGAGAGTGTTGCTAACAATCCTAATAGAACCGAGAGATTGGAACTAACAAGGGTTATTATTGCACACACTGATCCAGTATGTTTTCCAAAGGACGCAAATGACTGAAGGAACGGGGCTAAAAATCCTATTACTTCAGGAGTAATCCAATGGCAAAAGTCACTTACCGTGGTGTCGTTTATGACACCGAGAACCGCCCAAACAGGGAGGTCAAGGCTAACGAAAGCGAGAGAACTTACCGTGGTGTAAAGTTTCTTGTAGACGTTGAAGGACACAAACGTGTTCTCGAAACTGCTTAGAACTGTCTATGTCAGTAATTAAAGAGATCCCTTGATGGATCTCTTTTTTTGTGGTAATATATAATCTAAAGATATAATCACCTATGAAACTATTCCTAGACTGTTCGGATCCTGATCTTATAGGTCACGCACTAGAGACTGGTCTTGTAGATGGTGTTACCACTAACCCAACTCTGATGAAGAAGTTGGGACAAGATCCAGAAGAAGTTATTAAACGTATTGCAGAGATGTTCCCTTGGGATGCATCTATATCTGCTGAGGTTGTTGGTCAGAATGCTGATGAGATGCTAGAGATGGCATCCAAATACATTAGGATCGCACCTAACATTACAGTTAAACTACCTTGTTCACGTGAGGGATTGATTGCCTGTGGTGATCTAACTGCTGATGACATTTCAACCAATGTTACTCTAGTATTTTCTCCTGCACAGGCAGTTCTTGCTGCTAAGGCAGGTGCTAGTTACATCTCACCCTTCATAGGAAGGGTTGCTGATCAGTATTGGGATGGACTATCTCTCATAAAAGATATTCGTAAAATTTATGATCGTAATGATGTTACAACTCAAATCCTTGCTGCAAGTATTAGGAACCCCATTGATGTACCCAATGCCTTTGGAGTGGGTGCTGACGTATGCACTTTACCGTACGACATATTCAACAAACTATTTGACCATTGTTTAACTACAGCAGGTCTAGATCAGTTTGATAAAGATTGGGCACAACTAATGGAAGAATTACTACCCGAAGATGAGTAAACTTAAAGATTTAATAAGAGAGTATGCGTATAAGAAGGGGGAATATGTTCTCTCTTCTGGTATGACTAGTTCACATTATGTTAATTGCAAACCATTGATACTTACATCTGTAGGATTGAATCTGGTATGTGATGAGATGATGTCACACATTGATACCAATTGTGTAGCAGGTCTTACTCTAGGTGCTGACCCATTAGTTTCAGGTCTAGTAGTAAAAGGATTAAGTGGATTGATTATTAGGAAGGAACCTAAAGGACACGGTACTGCATCACAAGTAGAAGGACCATTACCTCCAATAGGAACAACTATAACTGTTGTAGAGGATGTCACCACTACAGGTGACTCTTCTTTTAAGGCAGTCAAGGTTCTCTGGAACTTAGGTTATCACGTTAATCGAGTTGTTACAATAGTTGACAGAGAGGACATAGCTAAGGATAGATTCTTGCAAGAGGGTATAGAATTGAGGAGTCTATTAACTTTGTCAGAACTATGAAGAGTGACACCCTATTGAGATTGTATATAGCAGTCAAGCAGAAAAAGAAACCCAAGTACACACCCCCTCGTAAGTCACACAACGTGGCTTTATACGGATGAAATGGCAAGTAAAATTCTTGCACGAAGGACAAGAGTATGGTATGGTAGTAGAAACTTCCTTCAAGCATCAAGCTAATGAATTAGCAAAGACAATGGTAAGGAAGATAGATGGTATTGACATCGAACCTATTGGAGAACCTACTTTATGGACAGAGAAAAAGTAAAGGAGATTATCAGACAACTTAAAACCATCACCTTTGAGTTGGAATCTGAGGTCTGGTCTGACGTGGATAAATACACACAAGGACCAAACATTATGATCGGTGATGACAACGACGGAGAATACTAATGAAGATCTTAGGATGGCAACCCCCACAGAGACCAAGGTGGGTGAAGGAGATTATGAAAACCCCTGGACCTATCAGGGTTCAACTTTTACTTCTACTGACATTGACGGCTTCTTCGGTTACGTCTACTGTATTACAAATCTCATCACGGGTCGCAAGTACATCGGAAGAAAGTACTTCATCCAACGTAGAAAGCCTAGAGGTGGGGTCAGGCGTGTTTCGTCTGAGAGTGACTGGAAAAAATACTACGGTAGTTCTCCAGAGCTTACAGCAGACGTTAAAGAGTTTGGACGACACTCTTTCAGCAGGGAGATCCTATCTTTACATTCCACAAAAGGAAGAGTAAACTTTGAAGAGACAAGACAACTGTTTATAAATAACGTACTAACAGAAGCAGGATCCGATGGACAACCTGCTTTTTATAATTCCAACATCCTTGGTCGGTACTACCGCAAGGATTATTTTCAGGCTTAAAAGTAGAATAGGTATAAATACTCTGGTATGCTGACATATTGTCTTCAAATTTGACAAAGTGTTAAGATTTACTATATAATTATGTAACAGTTCTTAACAAACAAAATGACTGTAACAACAGAACAAGGTGGCAGACAGAATATGTTTGCGACTGAACCACAAATATCTTACGTAGAAAACTACGAAGGATATGGTCCACACGCAGAGAAACTCAATGGTCGCTTGGCGATGATTGGATTCTTCGCATTAGTACATAACTACATCCTATTCGGAGCAGTTATACCAGGTATCTTTTAGGTACCAAGGTCTCTTACACCACTCGCATAAGCGAGTCACTTTCTAACCCTATTAAATCTAACGAAAGGAGTTTAAAACAATGACACCAGAAGCAGAAAAGTTTAACGGATGGACAGCAATGATTGGATTCGTTGCAGCGTTCGGAGCATACGCAACAACAGGTCAAATCATACCAGGTATCTTCTAATGAATAGCAATTCTACTCAAGCAGATATCTTTTTCAGAGCAAACGGAAGAGCAGCAATGCTAATCTTCTGGGTAGGAGTCGCTCTGTACACGAAGTTCACTTACTTCAGTTAAACAATGGGTGATCTAGCAGTCAACGAGATATCACCCTTTGTTGCTATCCTTTGGTGTTTCTATCCAATGGCAGCACTTGTATTGATTGAGTTATTCCTCAGAGCCATTGATGGTAATGATGATGACGATGATACAAACGGAGGAAAGGGTATGCGTGTACAACAGTTGCAACCTGTAACGGTACCATCAGGAGCATAAAATGTATCAAGCACTATTTTTGTTAACTGTAATTGCCTATGTTTGGATACCAAGCATTAGTCAGTTCGCTTACCAATGACAATCAACAGAATAATAATGAGTCCCTATAGGGATTTGATTGAATTCGGATTCTTAATTTCCATAGGAATAACTGCAGGTTCTATGGGGTTAGTGTAAATCTCGATACAAAAACCTTCTCTTAACGAGGAGGTTTTTTAATGCTATAATAAATAGCAATGAATTGTTTTTAATCAATGGCAACTGTAACTTTTAAATCCGCAGATGATTCGGTTGAATCATTTGAATGTGCTACAGACCAGTACATACTTGATGCTGCTGAAGAAGCAGGTATCGATCACCCTTATTCCTGTAGAGCAGGTGCTTGTAGTACTTGTGCAGGTAAGGTGTTAGAAGGCACAGTTAATCAGGAAGATCAATCCTTCTTAGATGAGGAACAGATGGAAGCAGGTTTCGTACTAACGTGCGTAGCATATCCTACTTCTGATGTTACAATCTTAACCGAACAGGAGGAGAATCTTTTCTAATGGATGAACATCACGTAAATGATCTATGGGAAGATATGGATCGACTTAATTCTCTTTATGAAGAATTAATGTGGGAGAACGATGACGAGTTGCAATTTACT